TCCTTTGAAGCCAGAGTGTAAGTCATTCCAAAGAGTTCCTTGTAAAGTTTCTGTCTGATTTCGAAGTTGTAGAAGTCAAGTGCAGAACGTTTGATAACGACAGTGATGTCGTCTCCGTTGTCTACCCAGTCAATGTTGGATGGGTCAACGGGCTTTCCTGCATTCTTACTCGCCTGGTAGAGTGTGGCATACATCATGAGATCGTTGCAGACACAGTTGATGATCGTGGTCAGGAAGTTTCCGGAAGGATTTCCCTGATACTTGTGGTAGATGAAGTCGTCAGACACATGGTAAGACGACACCATCATTTCACCGATCATTTTCCTTACGTCATCACATCCATCGTTGTAAGTGGAGTTGATAACATCAATCGCTGCATTCAACAAGAAGCCGGGAAGGCTCTTGTCGTAGCGCTTGAAGTCACCATCCTCACCAACATCGCTGGTTTTGAGAAGACGCTCAGCAAGACTTCCGAAGTCTTTTACTGCATCTAGTCCGATCTGCGCATGTAGCTGATCTCTGTGGTGGTGAGTAGCTCCAACGAACTCTCCGAAGTACTTTCGAGCTAGGAAATATTCCTCAAATCCACAGACTTGGAAGAGTCTGATTTTCCCCTCTGCAACTTTTGCCGCCGGAAGTAATTCCGATTTTAAGGCATCTTTGTAGAAGGTAAGAGGTTTGATTCCTTGCTTGATCATACGTTCCATGAGACGGGTTCTGTGCATGGTTCGGATTGCTGCTGGAGTTTTCTTGACAACAAACTGATCGTCCTCGAAGGCGACAATATCCCCTTTGTGATCCGCACCCAAAAACTCTTGCTGAATAAATCCAGCAGAAGTAGTGGTTGAAATGTGCGTCAAACTTTTGGGAAATTTGTGGCTAGCTCCGAAGCCGTTCAGCACTTCAAATTCTGAACATTTACTCAAAGAAGGATAGACTGACTTGTACTTTGCCTTCAATGCGTCAACAGCATAGGTCATGGCTTCAGTGCATTCCGGAATCGTTTTCTGTTCAAACATGTTGATCTGCTGAAGAAGTTGCGAGGGTTTTTCGTGGCCGTTCTTGGTAGTGAAAGTCGGAAAGTTCGTTGTATCTACACCAGAGAGATCAAGAGTACAGGGTTTGTGAATACTCTTATTCTGCACTTTATCAGCCCAAGGAGTTTCCTCCCGAGTGGGCTTTACAGGTACAGTGTAGCGCCTCTTTGTGTGAGATATGAACTCAATTGTTTCGTGAAGGTCAATTCGAATGTCGTCCGTGACAGTGTTCTCGTTCAAAAACGTGGCTTCCTCAGCCATCACACCAACACAGTTATCTCCGAGTCGTACAGTGTCCCATTTCCC